CCTTTGGTCTCTTCAGTACGGGCGTTACCCGCAGACCCTCATGTGTAAGAGGGTTTCGACCTGTCCTACTGTGTGTTGTGCAGGTCAGAGACCAACCATTGCGGCGCGAATGCTCGAGATGGCATACGGAGCGCCATCAGGTGTCTTCGGGCCTTTGTACTCAAGTAACCACGCAAGCATCATTTGCGCTGCTTCCTCGCGGGTATTCGCGTACCTTACGAAGTGAATCATCTCTTGCCATAACTGTTCATCGTTATTGAGCCAAAGAGCTACATTCCAGTGGTTATAGTTCTTGTGCCCGTTATACGACTTGCTATTCTTGGCTAATAAGGTCATTTGGATTCTCCAGGTTTCCGTGTGGTTCGTTTGGTTTGTGTCGTGCTGCTATGGGATGAACTATAACGTGTTGTGCAGAGGTGTGCAACTGTTATTTAAACTCATTTGCTCGTCACTTCGACAACGAACAACACAGGGTTCTGTGCCTTGGGTTCGTTAGTATGTGTAGCCGATCGATTCAAAGTAAGCACGCACGGCTTCATTCTCTTCGAATGCTGAGGTATAGCTAAGGGACTCATAAGACTCTGCATCGCTAGAGCCATTGGACTCTGCGCTCATTACTGCAGTCCAGTAGATTCCACGGGTTCCATGGTCCTTCTGTACTTGAGCTACCAAATTGGTCCATGCAGTCATTATCTTTGCTCCCTGGTTCGTTTCGTGTTGCTAGGGTTCCAATGTAACGCACTGTGTAGCATTGTGCAAGCGAAACTTAGTACTTTCGATCAAAAGGTGTCTTGGGGTTCCAAGGGCTCAGGTTCGTTCGCCTGTCGAACACACACGAACCCCTTCCTTCACTATCTGGAATCGTTAGTGTCCTAATCATTTGTGCACCATGGATACCTCAGCTATCCCTAATGCCCCTGGCTAACCCTGGCCAATGAGTACACCAACGTTCCCTGATTCCACATTAGATAACTCATCGGATGTATCTCCTTTAGAATCAAGCACTTAGCCCATGCTCCCACTCGAGCCACGCTCCTTGCTGTGCCCACACGCTGCCGGATGTACCCCCTAGGGCCTCTTTGGATCCACTTCCAAAAGAATGCCTAAAGGTTTTTCGTTGTTGTTGTTGTTCGACCTGTTGCGTGAGAGCAACGTCCCCAAGATTCCCAAAGAAACCCAAGGTACCCCCTAGGACCCCCCCGGGTACCCTCAAGTTGATCCCACCCCCTTTATTCCCAAGGGTAACCCAAGGACCCCAAGGGTACCCAAAGGACCCCCAAGGTTGCACAAGTTTTACCCAAGTTTCTCCCTACATTGACCATTATCTCGACCATTAATAGACCAGTAAGGGCTATGGGGGGTAGGGGGGCTTTAGATTCTAAAGACCTAAGGATTCTAAAAGGACCCTAGGTTTTACTTAAGTCCCTATAGTTTATATATAGGTTATTAATAATGGTCTTATCCTTAGATAAAACCAAGGTACCCCAAGGGTATCCACAGTCACCCAAAGATACCCATGGCATTAGAATCCGCTACTTATATTGATGGTCTCGTACCTGCTAATCCTCTTGGCTCAGATGCCATTGCATTTGCAGATGACCATATCCGTCTCATTAAGACGACCCTGAAGAATACCTTCCCGAATCTCTCGGGTGCAGTGAATTGGAACCAAGCCCAACTTAATACCCTGATGCCTGTTGGCGGGATCATTATGTGGGCACAACCCTCTATCCCTGCGGGGTGGGCGTTGTGTAATGGTCAGACTGTTGCACGTAGTGATGGTGCGGGGAATATCATCACCCCCAATCTGGTCGATAGGTTTATCGTCGGCGCAGGGAATTCCTACGGCCTTACTGCTTCAGGTGGTGCCCCCTTCATCACCTTGTCCCAGTCCCAGATGCCCGTGCATAACCACTCGGGACACTCGGATACTTTGGGTGACCATAATCACCTAGTGCAGGGGAATACGTCAGACGTGGGCGACCACCAGCACAGTCTCCCCAATAACGGCTCGGTACAGGCAGGTTCGGACAATGGCGGCGCCAACGTAGCCGTATCCACTGGATATTCGTCGGGACGCTTCCAGAACCCCACGAATCCCGCAGGTGCCCACAGTCACTTCTTCTCGGTCAACTCCTCGGTCAACGGGGCACACAGTCACGTCCTCGCTATTGACAACGCAGGCGGCGGGGCGGCTATCGATATCCGGAATCCGTACTACGCCCTCTACTACATCATGAAGGTGTAAATACAGATGCCTCTCGAAACAGCCAATTACATCAACCAGCTTAACCCTGCGAACCCCCTGAGTACCGATAGTGTCTCCCAGTCGGATGATCACCTCAGAACCATCAAGCTGGCTCTCAAGAACACCTTCCCTAACCTGGATGGTCCCGTACTCTCCACGCCTGCCCAATTGAATTCCCCGGTACCCGTGGGAGTGATCTTGATGTGGTCGGGAGCCATCGTGGCTATCCCTGCAGGCTATGCGCTCTGTGATGGTACCAATGGGACCCCGGACCTCCGTAAGAAGTTTGTCTACGGTGCCAACTCCACGGATAACCCTGTGGGAACCATAGGTGGATCCGCAAGTACCGGGATGGCAGGGTCACACACCCATACGATCAACGGCGCAACTGCGGGTGCCCCTGGGGTTACCTTGAATGCTGTCCAGTCTGGTACAGGCGCTACGGCTGTCACGGCTGTCGCTGCTCCTGCGAACCATACGCACACTGCGAACCTCGTGGGTGATCACCAGCACACCTCGCTGCCTCCGTACATGGCCTTGGCCTACATCATGAAGGTATAACAATGCCGACTCTCCCGCTTCGGAAGCTTGGGGGCGTGGGGGTCATCACTGATGCCAACCCGTACGACCTCCCGCCTAATGCTTTCTCTGCCGCGAACAACGTCATCTTCGATGAGGACCGGATTACCCGTGCTCCTGTGTTCAAGCAACTGTTCAATCCTATCCGGTCAGCCCTCACGTATGACACGGCCCCGGGTACCTACGATGCCAACACGAATCCCTATGACTCGGCTGAAGGTGGTAGTTCTACGCTTGCTCGTTTCGTTGGCTCTTATGCTGACGCCCAGATCGGGGAAGCAGTCTTCGTATGTGATCGAGACGGTACCGTACGTGCGTACCCAAACAATAACCTCACGTTCCTTACCCCTAGTTCAGGCACGGTAACCAACGATAACCCTTGGTCCCACTGTCAGGTCGCAGGGATTTCCTTCTTGGCACGTAAGGGCATGAGGCCCTTGGTCCGGAACATCCCGAACAATGACCCGCAGTACTCCCTCATTGCAGGGGACTGGGTAGCTACAGATACCGCAGCGGTGGTCCGGCCGTTCCTGGACTACGCCATCATGATGAACCTCGACAAGAACGGGGTGAAGTACCCCACGATGTTCAAGTGGTGTAACCCGATCCAGTACGGTGCTGCAATCTCCACGATCAACTGGGACCCCTCGAATCCTAACTTCGTGGCGGGTGAGAACGTCATCTCTGAGATGCGCTCGCCTATCCGTGATGGTCTGGTCCTCGGTAGTGGCTTCGTGGTCTACAACCAGTCCCAAGTGTGGAACGTGGAATACCGGGGGGACTCTGCAGTCTTTGGGTTCCGTAAGGCTCCCTTCGAAGGCGGGATCATCAACACGAACTGTGTCGTTGAGATCGAGGGCAAGCACTTCGTCTTCGGTGAGAACGATATCTATGTCCACGATGGCCTCGCTAAGAACTCCATCAGTGACAGTCGTGTTCGTCGGACGATCTACAACACCTTGGACCGTACCCGTCAGACCTCGTGCTTCGTGGTCCATGACTCGGTCGCTAACTTGGTCCACTTCTGCTACCCGACCCTGCAGGATGAGGCTGCGTTCGTCAACGCCGACTTCTGTAACCAAGCTGCGATCTACAACTACAAGAATGACACTTGGTCCTTCATGGATCTCCCGAACATCATTGGGGGAGCCGAGGCCAACGCTGCACTGGTGAAGAACTCCTTCCCGGATGTCACGGACACCTACGAACTGTACAACACGAGCTACACAAGCTTCCTCGGGATCACCCCGAAGATGCCCATCATGCTCTCGGTTGCCGATCAGAACGCAGGGGTCACAGATACCCGAGTATTCGCTGTGGATCTCCCGACCGCCGGGTTGGTTAATCTCCCCGCGAACCAAGAGGTCCTCAAGCCTGCCTATGTGGAGCGTGTGGGGATTGACCTGGATAACGCAGGGCTGCCTACGACCCTCCGAGGGTACAAGCTCGTGCAGTCTCTGGTGCCTCAGTGTTCCTTTGAGGATTCCACGGGTGTCTTCACGTTCGAAGTAGGGTCTGCGGATCTCCCTAAGCAAGCTGCAGTGTACCGGTCGAGTTCGACGTATAACCCTGCCGAAGAGTACAAGCTGGACATGATGGTCGCAGGTCGCTACCTCGCCTACAAGGTGAGCACGGCATCGATCAGTAACTTCCAGTTCTCAGGTATGGACTTCGACATCAAGACATTGAGCCGCCGATGATCTACACCACACCCCTCACCAAGTATGTCCGCTCGAGTGTTCCGACTAATCCCCAATCGCAGGTCCTCTTTCTCACTGAGGAACTGAAGAAATTGGAGCGGACCATTCAGTCTCTCGTGGCAGCCCTCGAGCAGATCGGCG